CAAGACCACTGTTTTCAGTGAAATCTCCAACAACGATTGGGAAGGCGAAATCAAGGGCCAAGGCGACAAGGTTCACATTCGCACCATCCCAACAATCACCATCAACTCGTATGCCAAGGGCGACAACCTGACCAATCAGGTTCCAACCTCTGCTCCTATCGAGTTGTTGATTGACCAAGGCAAATACTTTGCTGTGGTGTTGGACGACGTGGACGCTGTGCAAACAGACGTTAAGTTGATGGACATGTTCACCAACGACGCAACTGAGCAAATGAAGATTGCCATCGACGCGCAAATCTTGGATGGCGTGAAAGCTGGCGCAGCCGCTGCCAACAAGGGCGCAACCGCTGGTCTCATCTCTGGCAACGTGAACTTGGGCACTGACGGCGCTCCTCGCGCTGTTACCAAGGCCAACATCCTCGACCTTATCTTGGATGCAGGTCAAGTGTTGGACGAGCAGAACGTTCCTGAGTCTGGTCGTTGGTTGGTCATCCCATCTTGGATGGCTGCCATGATTAAGAACAGCGACTTGAAGCAAGCCTACTTGACTGGCGACAGCGTGTCTCCACTGCGTAACGGCAAGTTGGGCATGATTGACCGCTTCCAAGTGTATGTGTCGAACAACCTGCCAAAAACAGGCGACGGCGACAGCTACTTGTTGGCTGGTACAAAAGATGCGATTACCTTCGCTTCTCAAATGACCAACGTGGAAACTCTCCGCGCTCAGTCAACATTCGGCAACATCGTGCGCGGCTTGAACGTGTTCGGTTACAGCGTCATCAAACCAGAAGCCCTGGTGAACATGGTCGCTGTTAAGGGTTAATCCTTTCCGGCTGGGGCTTCGGCCCCTTGACTCCCCACTGAGGTTCGCCTTGGTGGGGTTTCTTCATTTAGCGAGGAAGTATGAAGGCAGCAAACATCAAACGTGAGGGCGGCAAGATTGTCTACCGTGGCCACGAGTTTCCCGGCTTCAACAAACCTGTCGATGCACCCAAGGGCGCGACCCAAAAGAAGATGGTGCTTGCAAAAAAAGGTGATGAGGTAAAGCTCGTTCGCTTTGGATTGCGCGGCATGGATGACTTCACGCAGCACAAGGATGCTGAACGTCGCAAGAACTATCTTGCACGCTCTGCTGGCATCAAAGACAAAAACGGCAACCCAACCAAGAACGATGTGTTCAGTGCAAACCACTGGGCGCGTAAGGTTCTCTGGTAACTCCGAGACACACGCATGACGCGACAAATGAAAAACACTCGTACCGGCAAGATTGCCGTGTATGACGCCGACCTCATCGAGAGCGGCCGCTGGGAAGAATACTTCCCACCAAAAGAGAAGCCAACCCTCAAGGTTGGAAAGCTGAAAGCAACGGGCAAGCTGTCTGTTGAAGAAGCAAAAAAAGCTCAGGTTGAGCCAACAGAAAACACTTAACAGATAACAGACATGGCAACCTTCCGAAACATCATCGACGATGCTCGCGTACTTCTCAACGATGAGATGGCCGATGAGACAACAGTGACTCGATATACGGAGGCCCAGTTGCTTGGATACGCACGTCAAGCCTTGGTTGAGGCCCGTCGCGTTCGACCAGACCTGTTCCTTTCAAACCTGACCGCAGCGTTCCCTGTTCTGGCCACCACAGATTCTGTGCCAATGCCAGAGGAGTACCACGTCTGTCTGACAGACTACGTTGTCCACCGCGCTGAATTGCGTGACGACGAGTTTGCCGTTGACGGCCGCGCTGCTGGCTTGTACCAAAAATTCAAAGCGGGGCTAATGGGCGTATGAAGACCTACGAGGCATTCTTTCCCGATGTGCTCCCCGATGTACCGGGCTGCCCTTCGGATGTGGCGATTCGAGCGATTCGCCATGCCATGATTGAGTTCTGCGAGAAGTCGCTGATTCATCAAATCACACAAGACCCCATCAGTATCCGAGCAAATTACTCGGATTACGACTTGGAGGCCCCAAAGGGCTACCGAGTCCACAAGTTGATGAAGGTCTGGTTCAAAGTTGCCCCAGACGACATCACAGCGCCAGAGACTTACAACCAAGTGATTGGTGGCTACACAGCCTCCAAAGCGGAGCCAACAGGCTACACGCAAAAAGACACTGACACTGTGAGTTTCTTGCCAATTCCGAATCAGTCACACACCAACGCAATTACAATGCGTGTGGCCCTCGTGCCTCTGCGTGATTCGACACAGGTTGATGACTTCCTGTACGAGCAGTGGGGCGAGGCTATCGCAAGTGGCGCAAAGGCCCGGTTGATGCTCAACCCCGGCAAGCCATACACCAACCAAGAAGCTGCTGCAATCAATCAAGGTCGCTACATAATGGCCATGAATGATGCACGTCAGCGTGCCATTCGCGGCAATGTCCGCTCTGACTTGAGCGTGAAGATGAGGAAGCCATGATTGAGAAAATCAAACTCGTTCAGGGCGATACACGACCCTACATCAGAATGACATTGCGAGATGCCGACGGCACTGCAATCAACGTAACAAACGCTGTGGTGCGCCTCAAGTTTCGCGCATCCGGCACAGACACAACCCTGTTCACTGTCATAGCGCTGCAACCGAACGGTGGCGGCGATGGGGTTGTTGTGTTCGGCTTCCCAGTCGGGGCACTCAATGTTGAACCCGGCCCTTACGAGGGTGAGGTTGAAATCAACTTTGGCGATAGCGAAGTGCAAACGGTGTACGACTTATTGAAGTTCACTGTTCGCGCCCAATTCAATTAACTAGGAGTTTCTGCAATGAGTGCAATGTCCAACTATTTGGAAAACAAAATCATCGACCAACTTTTCCGTGGTCAAGCCTACACGTTCCCAAGCACGCTGTATGTCGGTCTGTTCAATGCAGCCCCGTCAGACGCTGGTGGCGGCACTGAGGTGTCGGGCAACAACTACAACCGCGCTGCCGTGGTTGCGAGCTTGGCCAACTTTGCTGGCACGCAGGGCGTCGGCACAACAGACGCATCTGATGGCGCAACCGGCACAACCTCCAACAACAACGCAGTGACCTTCACCACACCAAGTGGCACATGGAACACTGTGGTGGCCTTTGGCGTGTTTGATGCAGCCACTGGTGGCAACCTGATGTTCTACGGAACTCTGGCAATCAGCAAGACAATCAACGAAGGCGACACGGTGACATTCCCTGCCGCATCTTTGTCAGTCCAGATTGACAACTAAATATGTTGCTGAACAGCTCGTCACTCGACACGGCTGTTCTTAACGGAGCAGCCAGCAATACGCAGAGCCTCGCCGCATCTGTGGTGGCGCTCTGTTCAACAAGCGCTCAGACTGTCAGCGTCACCAAGAACCTAGCGTTCTTGGCTGTTTCGTCTTCGTCATCCAGTGGTGGTGTTGTTAGCTCGATACCACTCGGCGGCGCTGCGCTATCAAGCGCTTCGGCAGCTCCTGCTGTCACTCATGTGGCCTACGTCTTTGCTGGCTCGTCCAGCTTCGAGGTGTCTGTTGAGGCTGCGCTGCCAATGACCAAGTTGCTTGGTGCATTCAGGTCTACTGGTGGCATCAACAACTCTGTTCTCGGCGGGTTTGTGCTGGGTGATGGCGAGAGCTTTGTCAGCGCCAAGTCATCGTCAGTCGCAAGTCTGTTGGTGATTCGCTCGCTGGTTGGCAACACCGCAGTTGTGTCCAACTCTGCTGGCGGAATCCTGCTGAATATCCCACTTGGCTCGCTATACAGCGCAGCCTCTGTGTCGAACATTGTTCGCGCAGAGATGGGTCTGACTGTCAACTTGGGTGCAAGCGTCTCCTCTGGTGTAAGCACCTACGGCAAGGCTGGCATTTTGTATGTCGTCAGCTCAAGCGTTTCGTTTGAGGTGGCAGTTGCCGCAGCACTACTCAAGATTGACAACCTCAGAAACCTAGATGGCACTGGGGCAATCACCAACATCATCTCGGCGGCAATGCACGTTCGCAAGCCGCTTGGTGGGGTTGTTGAGCTTTCTGTTCAACAGACGCACAAGTTTGTCGTGGCAAACACCATCGACGCAAACAAGTTCGACGGGACGTACTCCGATGTCGTGATTGGCTACGCAACAGCATCTGTTGTGGCTCCAACGCTTCACTTTGATGACGTTGAGATTCTGCTCGAACAAGAGATGTAACGCAATCACAATTCGCAAACAAGGGGCTTAAATGCTTAAATTTACAAACAACGCATCTGCGACACTGGCCGGGTCGATTACATCGACTGCAACCACTGTCATCTTGACATCTGGCAACGGCTCTCTGTTCCCTGCGCTTAGTGCTGGCGACTACTGCTTTGCAACGCTGGTTGACTCTTCAAACAACTTGGAAATCATCAAAGTCACAGCACGCTCAGGCGATACTCTGACTGTTGTTCGCGGACAAGACAACACCATTGCTCGCGGCTATGCGTCAGGCGACAAGTGCGAACTGCGCTTGGTTGCTGCCGTGTTCAACGAGACTGTGCAACGCGATGGCTCCATTGACTTTACCGGCCAAGTGACAGTTCCTCAAGGCACTGCTGCTGGCAAGGCAATCAATGCAAGCCGTCAAATTCTGACAAGCGCAAACTTGACTGGTGGCGGCAATCTGACTGCTGACCGCACGCTTGACCTGAGCGACACCGGCGTTGGTGCTGGCACTGTTGGCTCTGCAACACAGATTCCTGTCATCACTGTTGATGCAAAGGGTCGCGTCACAGCAAAGTCAACCGTCACTCTTGACTTGTCAACCAAGGCAAACACAACTGGCGGCAACGCATCTGGCACATGGCCAATCTCCATCAGTGGCAACGCTGCATCCGCAAGCTCTGTTGCTTGGGGCGATGTGAGCGGTAGGCCATCAGGCGAGCCTTGGTTTGGCACAGTGTCAAACTGCGGCGGCGTTTCTGGTGGTGGCTACTCCGGAACCGGCATCACTGGTGGTATGTACCTGTACGACGAAGGCGGCAACGTCAGAATTGGCGGCACAATTACATTGACCGCTTGCGCTTGCGCTTGTAACTGTTCCACATGCTGCTTCCCTCTTGATACGGAAGTTGCAATGGGCGACGGCTCAACAAAGGCGGTTCAAGATGTTGTCGTTGGCGATAAGGTCTTGTCACCATTTGGCGCAGACGTTGAGGTGCTGTCCCAAATTGTTTGCCCAGTACAGGAAGGTGAAATCACCTACCTCGTAAATGGCACAACCCGAATGACGCGAGAGCATTTGCTGCGCGGAGAAGCTGGTTGGCTTGCTGTTGACTTGCAGGGCTATATCGGCTGGCGCGAAAAGCAGATGAGCGAAGGCTTGGATGCTGGAATCGACCCGGCCCAACTCAAGCAAGCTGAGGTCGGCGACTTGATTCTCACACTTAATGGTCTGGTCAAGATTAAATCCATTGAGCGCATCACCGGCAAAGCACCGGAGACGTTGATGTCTCTTGAGTTGACAGGTAGCCGCAGCTTCTTTGCTAACGGCATGGCTGTTGAATCAAAAACCAATCAGGAGTAATAAATGAACCAGCACTTATTTCATTGGACGCTAGGCCAAAGCATCCCTTTGCACATTAGCCTAGAAATCATCGGCGACACCGTGATGGTTGCGTACTTTAGGGATGTGACCAGCGAGCCAAAAGAGGATGACGTTATCCTTGGCTCCAGCGAGTACGCCTCCCTAAAGAGCAATGCAGCAAGTCACCCTGTTGTTCAAACTCAGGAGTCCCTCTTTATCGCCAACACCATCAATCAGGGTTGGGGTGACAAGAGGATTGCTCTTATTGGTTTTTCGCAAATCAATAAAGGGTCGGACTTCATGGGTTCCC